ATAAACAAATCCGACACCCGCATAGGTTTTACCTTCGGTATCAAAAAATGTTTCAACCCAACGACCCGTATATCGGTCGGGGTTTGATTCTAAAAAATCACGCATAACAACAGCTACATGTGTAACCACATTGTTATCGTCTAGTTGTGCAAAATATTGTGCGCTCATATATCTCCTATTCTATCACTTATGCTGTTCTATATCTAACATAGACTATTCCGCTACCGCCTGCTGCAGGAGACCCTTGGTAATAGCCACCGCTACCGCCACCGCTATTCGCTGTTCCTGCGTTAGCGGCTGTTGTGCCTGTTACACCCGCACCACCGCCACCAGTGCCAGCAGTACCACCAGAACCACTTGCACCACCACCACCACCACCACTTTTATATGTTGTAGTAGCAGCCTGACCCAAAAATGCCGATATGTCCAATCCTGCACCGCCGTTACCACCAGCATTGTTTCCAGCATTACCGCCTACAGCACCACCGCCACCACCGCCACCGCCTGCGCCGTTGTTACTATGGTTTCCACTACCGCCATTGTTTCCTTGACCAAAAACAGAAAGTCCACCATCAGAAACATAAGAAGATGGTCCACCGCCACCTGAGCCGCCCCTGCCAGCAACAGCGTAAAAAGGACCGACATGAAGTGAAGAACCGCCACCATAACCAATGATGTTTCCAACTCGTGAAGGAGCACCCGCTAAACCTGGGGTGGCACTGCCAGCGCCAATAGTTACAGTCTGGTTGCTAGAGAAGTATGCAGTTGTCTGAATTATTCCACCTCCACCGCCACCGCCGCCATTGCCAGTACCACCAGCGCCAACAACTAGCACATCAAAAAATCCTGGGGTTGTAACCGTGAGCGTTCCATCGCTTGTAAAAGTCAACAAGTTGTATGAAACACCATCAACCGTAATTGAGGTTGGTCCCGTACCACCTGTAGCAACACCATAACCTTGGGTTGTAGCAAGAGCATCACCTTCAATACGGCGGCGAATATAAACAATTCCAGACCCGCCTGCGCCGCCTGTTGCTGCACCAACTGAAGCACCTCCGCCACCTGCCGTATTGGCTGAAGCGCTGTTGCCATTCACATTTGAGCCGCTCGCTCCTGCAGCACCAACACTGGACCCCCCAGCGCCGCCTGTTGAACTACCACTACCCCCACCACCGCCTGCCTTGAATAATGAACTTCCAGCTCCAATAAAAGTGGAAACATCAAAACCAATACCGCCAGCGCCGCCAGTACCAGATGTTCCAACATTGCCAACACCGCCAGCGCCTCCGCCACCGCCGCCTCCGCTATTCGCTGTGCCGCCTGAAAATCCCTGCCCAGAAATGGGAAGGGTTTGATAAGCAGCACTAGTGCCATAGGAGGCATCTTGTCCACCAGTGGACCCGCCAAGTTTTGCTTGATATCCAGTAAGTGGATGACCTCCTGAACCAGTTGCATGCGGACCAGGACCACCACCAACAGCAACTACGCCAAAAGATATAATTCCAGATTCACCGCCTTTTAATCCGCCAAAATTACTTGCTGAAGAATCTCCCGCTCCTCCAGCGCCAACGGTAATTGCATGAGTTGCAGGTGAAAGATAAATTGTTGTTTGAAACTTTCCTCCACCGCCGCCTCCGCCATGCCCCACCCCACTACCACTAGCTCCTGTACCACCTGCACCGCCGCCGCCGAAAGCCAAAATATCAAACCATCCGCCTGTAGAAACAACAAAGTTTCCATCGGAAGTAAAGGTATGTAACTTATATGAAACACCTGAAACGGTTATATCTGTTGTTGTACCACCCGACCCGATTCCATATTGGGTTGCAAGTCGTTTCTGTCGTGCACCTGAAATAGCCATTAGATTTTGAACCTCACATAAACAATACCGCTACCGCCTGCGCCAGCAGAGTTGCTAGACCAAGAACCTCCACCACCGCCACCAGTGTTTGCTGTTCCAGCCGTTCCAGTGGAAGTTCCACCTGCACCACCACCACCATTTCCGCCAGCACCAGGAGAACCAGCCTGTCTTGCGCCGCCTCCGCCGCCAGCACGAAAAGTAGCAGTTGTCCCGAGCCAAGGACCAATGTCTATCCCTACGCCGCCTGCACCACCAACAGAAGAGTTTCCCTCGCTACCAGCAGCGCCAGCACCACCGCCTCCACCGCCAGCGATGCTTCCACTGTAACCCGAAGCGTTACAGTTGCCGCCTTTATTACCTACACCTAAAGTACCAGAAGCGCCAGTCTCTGGTCCTTGACCTTGTGCACCACCTCCCGAACCACCAGCAATATAACCGTTTCCACCACCATACAATCCGCTTCCACCACCACCACCGCCAACAACTGCAACGCTTCCAATTCTTGAACCAGTACCACCTAAGCCAAACATATTTGCTTGAATTGCACCACCAGCGCCAACGGTAACTGTTTGGTTTGCAGAAATGTAGACAGTTGTTTGCAAAAGTCCACCAGCACCACCACCACCACCATTAAACGATGCGCTTGCGTCTGCACGAGTGCCGCCCGCTCCACCACCACCAATTGCTATCACATCAAAAAGCCCAGCCCTAGAAACCGTAAGAGTTGCGTCCGAAGTAAAAGTAAGTAGCGTATAATCAACACCATCTACCGTGATGCTAGACGAAGTTCCGCCTGTAGCGGCACCATAACTAACCCTGCCTAAATTGCTATAACCATAAGCAGAGGCAATGCCCATGACTAGTTAGTTTTTTCCCAGCCAACCACCGTGACATTCACCTTGTCGGCAGTATCCGATAAACCTTGCAGGGTTTCTGTAGTCAATAAGACCAGAGCCGTATCAAGGACAATTACATCATTCGCACCAATTGGTAAAGCCGACAAAATTCTATTAGCAGCTACAGCAGCATTGCCGATAGCCAAAGTGACGGTACGATCAACAGTATCAGTGTTTGTAATAATAATTTGCTTAAGCACCTCAGTGATACCAGAACCGCTGGTGCAAATTGTGGTTGTTGTAGTCCCCAATTGAACTGGACCACCTAACCTAGATTCAACTCTATCTCCTGATGCCATATTTTACGCTCCTATGTCCATAATAATCAAAGCCGCATTTTTTGCATCAGTCATAACATCTGAACTGACTGTTGCGTTAATCCATGCCGTACCGTTCCATTGTAGCACTTGACCCGAACTTGCGCTAGTAATCGTTACATCGCCAACATCATCAAGTGTATTGATGGCTGGGATTGAAGCCCATTCAAGACCTGTTGCTGTAGCAGAATTAGCTTTTAAGAAAGTACCGTTTGAACCTGCGGTCAATCCAGCAACAGTGTCATTGGCAGTACCAACCAAAAGGTCGCCCTTTGCGTTTATAGAGCTCAGGAGAGTATTAAAAGGTGCTGCACCTATTTCTACCCAGATTGAATTATAATAAACATAGGTGCCGCCATCAGAAGAGTTATACCAAATTTGACCAGTGATTGGATTTGTTGGAGCAGTGTCGCTAATAATAGCTGACATACCAGATGCACCAATTTCAATCCATTGCGAATCATAGTAAACATAGGTACTTGCTTCAGAAGAGTTATACCAAAGTTGACCAGTGATTGGATTACTTGGGGCGCTATCTGCTACATATGCAGCAGTACCGCTAGCGCCAATTTCAATCCAATGAGAATCATAATAAACAAATGTTTGACCTGTATCTGATTCAAACCAGACTTGACCAGCAGTTGGGGAAGTAGGGGCTGTTTCTGAAATCGTTGCACCGCCTGCACCGAAGTCGGTATAGTTAGTTCCATCATTTGTGAACTGCCATTTATCTGAGGATTCATTCCAGCGAATAAATACATTCGTAGAAGTTCCTCGTTCAATTTCAATACCAGAGTTCAGCGTAGGGGTGCTGGTTTCTCCAGAGTTAAGAAGGATAAAGCTATCTTCAACATTAAGATTGGCGGTATTAATAGTAGTAGTATTTCCACTAACAGTTAAATCACCAGTAACCGTGAGGTTATTAGAAATTGTAATATTTGAAGCAAGAGACACGGCTCCATTGCTTGCCAATGTAATATCGCCAGATACCGTTGTATAGGTTGGTACACCGCTAGAATTAGCTAGAACAATTTGCGCAGAAGTACCAGACGCTAATTTAGAAAGATCAATCGCTGCAGAGGTTGAAACATCCGCATTCGCAATGGTACCGTCAACAATCATTGCACTGGTTACTACACCAGTATCACCAGTTGTTACAATTTGACCTGATTCACTTAAAGATTGGTTTTGCAGATTAGGCATATTCTACACCGCTAATTGTAAATGTTACAGCGTTAGCTGTTACTTGATCAACATAGATTTTACTATTAGCAGGTACGACTATGGATGTATTGTAGTACACAACATTGTTTGCCAAAACATTCACATTACTTATAATTTTATTATTCGCCGCCGCCGTTGCTGCTCCAACAAGAATATGAATGCTGCATACAGCATTAGATGCAGTTGCATTGCAAAGATTGATGTTTTTGATAATTGAATAATTACCAACAACATTAGCTGTTGTATAGGCATTAGCGGCAGACTCGCTGCCAATGTAAAAACTTTTTGGCGTTAAATTAGCCATATTATACCCCCATCCACATTAACACTTCATTGTCATATGTTGTTGTATTCATGTCTTGAATAACAGCCGCATCCAGGACATGATCCACAAATGAACCAGAAGTATGAGCATTAGCGGTTGTTCCATCATAACCCCGCTCTTCTACCGTTAGCGTATTGCTTGCTCTTGAAGAAATTAAAACTTTTTCTTCGGATGAATTACCACGATCAATAACGATAACAAAAGGGTTATTTCCACTCGGGTAAGTTGATCCGTCAACAACAGTGATTGAAGATGCAGAGTTTGAAATGTTGGCGGAAAGAGATGTTCTCAGTACCGCACCGCTAAATTCTCTTCTCAGCATACTAATCTCCTAGTCAATGCTGATATCAAGATCGCCTGTTGCGATTCTTAGAGTATCCCCAGCATCTGTTGTTTTATTTGTTGTGAGTGAACCGTACAGCAACATGTTGCCGCTAGTTGAAGCATCAAAAATGCCAATCGCTACTGTTGTAGCCGCTGGCATTCCAGTAAAGTCAATATTAGAATCATTTGATGTTGCGCCGCTTGATGCTCCGCTAAATGTTGCAATTTGGCGGGCATATGAGCCCCCAGTTACTTCTGTTCCACCACCAGCTTCACCAGGTGTGACTGTGAACAATCCTACATAAACATCTGCTGGCATTGTGTACGAGGTGGTGCCAAGAAAGTGATCAATCAG